GGCCAGTGCCCGTGGCAAAGGACGAGCCGGTGATGTTGTACTCAACGGCAGAGTTTGCTCCCGCACTGACCCAGGTGCCGCCAGTTGTGGTTCCTGAGGCAATCACAGACCACTGATAGTTGGCGTTATTCGTGATGCCCAGTATCGAGATTGCCGTCAAGATTGCAATGGCATCCAGCCGAGTTGTCTTCAACCGGAACGACACGACCGGGTAAAGCGTGCCGGCAGTAGTCAGGGTCCGAGGCGATGTAATCGGGTTTCCTGCGGTCAACTGGGCGCCGCGCAGCTCATACCCGCCCTCAGAAATCACCGTCGAACAAACCTGCTTCAAGGTGCTCGCTCCTGAGGTAGCTGCCAGATTTGTCATCTCATAGCGCAGCGGTAGCGAAGCGGTGGTGATGTAGGTGGTAGTGACGAGATTGGCGTGGTCAAAATTGTGCGCGGGAACAAAGGCGCCATTGATGATGAAGCCAGTACGCACGGTGCCAAGGCCCAGCCACTCAACGTCCATGTACAAAATTTGCGCTTTAGAGGAATCCAGCGTCAGGCCTGATGGGCCCGTGCCGTCCAACGGGTCCTGGTTCCAATTTGCCTGCGCTATACGGGTGTTGATCGGAGCACCTGTTACGCTGCTGCGTTCGACCATGTAGTTGGTTGTACCATCGCGCTCAAAATAAATGCCGTTGGCCTGTCCATAGTAACCCACTCGCTGGCGCAAATTGGCCTTGGCAGTGCCCAGCACAAAGGTACTCATCACCAGCAGGCTTTTGCCCGGCTGGTATGAAAACACTTTGATGGTTTCACGGATGATCTGGTCCCCGTTGGCCGAACCGACAGTCAGGTTGACCAGACCCTCGTCTGCGCTGAACGTGGCCGCTGCGGTACCGGTGATGCTGTTGGCCCACAGGTTATTGTCCGCGTAGCGGTGGGAGGAGTCGAACAGGGTCAGGGGATTGCTGACGCGCAACCGCCCAAAAGCATCAACGTTGGTGCCCCCAATTGAAATAGGAACTGGCAAACCGGTTGTATCCATAAATCCTCCGCCATCCCCGTACCAGGCATAGGCTGTGTCTTTGTCCTCAGTGGTGACCGGCGTGTAAGTGCTGTTAAGCTGAAGAATCACCTGCTCCAGCGACCGGATGAGCTGATCGATTTGCTGCGGGCTATACCCCTGCGTCGCCGCATTGGGCAGACGGACGTTGGTAATCTTGCTCATCGCAACCCATCCGGCTGGATGTCAACGCGCATCGTGCCAAAGCGCCAGTTGCCACCCAGTTCGTCGCTCTCAATGCGAAGCTGAATCTGCCTTCCGCGCGCCCGCGTGTCCACCTTTTGCGTCCCAGGTGCAATGACGTACGGATCGAGTGAGCTGGGGCTGGCACTGGCTTGCGGGTAAGGACGCAGCAAGAGCCTGACTGTCAGGTCGCCGATTTGGTTCTTAAAGTCAGGGATAAAGCGGCTCATCAAGAGCATCTGGTCTCCGTCACCGATGTCAAAGTAGCCGGAGACGATGTAGGCGCTGATCGGGTCACTGACGGCGTCGTAGCCGTCTTCCTGGTTGTACAGCCGCGTGCGCCCCGCAGTAAGGCCATAAATGGTCCCGTCGTACGTGGGCGCCTGTGTCCCATCTGGGTCGTAGGACGCCGCAACGGGCTTGTCAAACGTGCTCATGTCCGCCCAGGCAGTGCGAGGCATCGAGCCGATCGACCACACGTTCTCCAAGTAGTTGTATGTCACGAACCGGTCCACATAGTCGCTCGTGAAAGAGCAGTACCACCAGGTCACCTCGTTGAACTGTGCATTCAAGCCCACGTTGACTTGAAAACCTTGCACCAGGTTGATGTCTTTGAAGACGTAGTCCTGCACCGTGCAAGGAATCTTCTTGACGGTACCGTCAAACACGAAGAACGCATCACGGCCCATCCAATAAGCTACGCCATTGACGTCAATTGCCGCGTGAGGCGCGATGCATCCGCAGTTTGCACCGAGCTGCTGGAAACCGAAGGTGTACGGCGGCCCAACATACGACTGACCATGCAGTGAGGTGTCCGTGAAGATCAGAATCTGCCCGCGAGAACGAATCGCCGAGACAATGGTGTTGCCGTCCGTGAGCCGTTGTCCGCCGGCCGTGTTGGTCGCCGTGGCCACAAAGTCACCGATGTTCTCCTGGCTCGAAAAGCGCACAAACATCGGGTCCTGCGTGCTCGGCGAGCCCAACGTGGTCTCCGTCCCAAAGCACACCAGGTGCCGGTCAGGAGTGGACACGAGCGCGTACTTGTTCTTCGTGGGGGCCCCAGCAATGATCGTGGCCCGCGAGCCAAGGCCCCCGCTTGGGTCCCACTCGTACACGCCGCCATCCAGCACCTGGGCGATCAAGTTCTCGCCGTAGGTGTCAAACTGCCAGACACGGGGGAAGAGTTCCAAGGCCGCTGACGCAGGGCGAGGCGTACCCCAGGCATACGTGCCCCAAGAACCAATGCCCCAGCCAAAATCAGAGAAGCCTTTGTCGGGGCCTACGCTGATCTGGTATTCGGCATCCGCTGTGCCCGCAGTTACCGTCGACGATGCTGCCACTGGAGAGGTGATCTGGTAGGAGTTGGCGGTGATCACCTGGTCAATTTGAAACTGGTTTTGCAGAGACGCATCTGGGATTCCGCCGGGGTTTCCAGTGACGTTAGAGAAGACCACAAAGTCCCCCTCCAAAGCACCGTGAGCCGGGTCGTTTACTACCACGGTGTTGCTTCCAGCCGTCGTTGAAAACGTTACGCCAGTGGAGGAGTGGCGGATCGGTGTGATATCCGCCCAAGTGCCGCCGTAGTAAGCGTAGAGCTTGCGGTTCGTGCCGATTGCAGCATAAGGAGCCCCGGACAACGACGACCACGTGAAAACTTCAGAGGTGGTGCCAACGAAGTACGCTTCGACGTTGTCAAAATTCTTCCAGCCGCCCAGCTTCTCCGGTAGGCCGTAGCGGAACCGAATGTAGTCGCAATCGACCCAGCCACCCTCCGCACCGTATTCGGTGTTCTGCTTGTCTACCCCTGGCTTGAGAAATAGGCGCAGCAAAGCCATGATCAGCCCTTCTTTCGTGCAGCCCGCATGTTGTCAACGAGATTTGGGTAGGGTCTGCCGGCGGCTTTGGCCATTTTCTTGGCAGCGGCCTTCTTGGCCGGCGTCAGTGCCTTGGGCTTGCCCAGGCCTTTCGGCCGCTTTTTGTCCCATACGGGGGTGTTCTTCATGATGTTCTCCTTGGTCATGTGGACAGGAAGAAGGCGCGCTCTTCCTTGCGACGGCGGTCCAGTCCTGCGAGCACTTTACCCCCAGCCTTGTTCCAAAGCAAGAAAGCGTCCGCCGCTGCCTCCCACTCTTGCCGGTTGGCCTTGATGCGAATCGTGCTGCGCTGTAGGTTGCCCAGCCCTAAGTTGAAGCTAAAAGAGACCAGAGCGTCAAAGCGGCCTTGATGCCCAGCAGCAGGGGGAACAAGTCGAAGAACACCACGTTCAAAACCTGCGACATCAGTCTCGAAGAGATCATCAATTTCCTGCTTGGTCCAGACACGGTTGTGCTCCGGTTTGAGTGGGTATTCACTGCGGATCATGGGGATGTCGTCCTTGGTTTTCCCCGGGGGCCGCACCATCGGGAACCTGATCTGCTCCTGGTACAGGACGTGGCCGTATCCTATGGTCCACATGTGCGCCGGGCACAGGTACGGGCGGTTTCTGTACCCCTCGTACTTGTGCATCATTGCAGCAGCGGCCTTGCTCAGTTTCACTTCTTGCTCCACTGGCGAGACCCGAACCAGAAGCCGATGATCCCACCCAGCATGGCCATCTCGTCGCTGGAAAAGATCAGGCTGCTGTACTTGACCACATCGTCGATGTTGGTGATCAACGTGGGGTGATTCCACAGATACAACGCCATGAAGGCATTGATCAGCACAAGCTCAATCACGAAGATGTACGTTACCGTCGGACGAACCGTGCCGACATAGTTGGCAACCCACTGACTGGCCTTCTCTAAAACCCTCTCGTCGTGCTTGAGCGCAGCCTCAGTCATCTGCGCCTCGGTCTGCATCATGACCTGATCGGTGCGGATTTCTTCAATCTTCTGCTGGGCAGCGTAACCTTGAGCGGCCAAGGCCAACTCACGCTCGTTCTGGAGCCGAGCCAGTGCGAGCTCATGCTTCTGGTCAGACTTGTTTTGAAAAAACTCGAGCAGTTTGGGCAAGCCGCTGATCAGCAAGCCGCCGAGGGTGGAAATCAAAGATAGCATCAGTTTCTCCCGGTTGTAATCACATCGTCGCCCTTGCGGACGGTCACTTTGCTGCCCTCAACCTCAACCTGCATGGGCGGCTCTTTTCGGTCTAAACGGTCGAGCTTGTCGATCAACTGTCGCATGACTTCAAACTCAGGCTTCTCCTGCTTCGGGTTGGCCCCAGCAATGCCGTTGAGCATGGAGATCAGCGCCGTCAAAGCGGCAGACACCAGCCCGATCACAGCAGCGATTTTGGATTCCTCCAACATCAGGCTGGCACCTACGCCAACCACAACAATGGCTGTGATGTACGCCAGCCCATGCTTGCCGATGGCCTTGCCTGCCACCTCCTTGGCAGGAGACGCCGCCTCCAAGCGGTCCAACTCCGCCCTGGCCTGGGCCTTAAGTAGGGCAATCTCAGGGTCGTTCATGGCGCACCTCAGAAGAACTGCATGAAAGCAGCGTTATTGTTAGAAACAGGGAAAATCCAACCGGAGTTGTTGCCAAGGTTAGTGTTTGTACCGTTTGATGCATTCCACGTCGCACCCCCGGTAGCATTGTTGTCTCGGATAGAGACGTTGCTTACAGTGACAGTGCCACTTGATTTGTAAAGCACCCCCTGGACCCCAGGAGTCGTCGAGTTTATGGTGGTCGGATAAAGCCCTGTTGCGGTAAATCCCGTCACAAAAGTAATGACTCCCGCGCCAATGCTCAGAGTGCCTTGAGAAAGCGTCACATTTTTAAAACTACACTGATCGCTAATGACTACAGCCCCTCCCCCAGTAGCAATGATCTCAAGGTCGTTATTGCCTATCAGCTTTAAGTCCCCAGTGATCGTGCCCGTAGCAGCATTGGGGGTAAACGTAAGCCCCGCGTTATAGTTAAACGCCATCCCCGGAGCGTTAAACGTAAGGTCTCTGGATATTGAAATGTAGCCGCTTGACGTAGAAGAAGAAAAAGTGCCCGTAAATCCAGTGAATGTGATACTCCTGGCATAACGTACGGCAGTAGTGTCTACGATGCACAACGCACTTCCAGAGTTCGCATCGAAAAAGACATCGTCAGATGCGGTAGGTACGGATTGCCCTCC